GGGTCTGCCGCCAGGCCCATGCGGACCAGTTCTTCGGCTAGATTGACGGCATCGAAGATCACGCCCCACTGCTGGCGCTGGGCTTTTCCACGGGCCACGGCGTCGAGGGCGTCGTACATCTGAAGCGCCCAAATGGTGCGGTCGTCGCGGCTGAGTAGGGCGGCGCCTGTGATTGCCATCAGGTGCGCGGTTGGGTTTATGCCGCGGGGGCGGTAGGAGGAGCGTTTTCTCACGTCGCCTCCGATTCATTGAATTCCTGCTCTGCCAGCGAACACAGAAAGTCGCACTCAGGTGCGATGGCCTCTGTGACTGCATGATTTGCGGGTATTTCGTCAGTGAAAATGCGCTCATCATTAATGCGCGTCAATTTCGCACCAAGTGCGCGAGACATTTCCGACATTCTGCGGAATTGAATCGGAAACTCTTTTCTTACCAAGGCCCAATATGCAGGACTTGTGGCCTTAACGCACGGAATGCAGTTGGCATTCGGGAAGCCCATTGCATACACCCTTGGCGGCTGGATGCCGGCGCTCAGAATCATAGATAGGCACCCGGCCTTTGTGATTCCCCTGTCGATCAGCGGCGTAGAAATCTTCATATCGGGCCAGTTTTCCCGGAGAACCTTTGCCCGCTTTACATCGCTTGCGTCTGCGGTATAGCCAAAAACGTGAATGTCGTCAGGCTTCTGGAAGGCAAGTCGAGGCACAACCTTCAGTTCACTGGTGCATGGTGCCCCGCTGATTCCGCTCAAAAACTTTCTCTTTTCCCAGACATCCCAGGTGTCTTGCCACTTTTCGTTTTTGAGTTTCGTGACGCTCATGCCGAACCAGCGCTCGCAATCCAGCATAAAACGAGCATTGTCAAAATCCTCGCTGCCGGTATCGCAATATGCAATAACGTCCGGCTCCGACAGTTTAGTTGCCACCGCAGATGCGGCGCCACAAGAAAACCACGAAACTGTGCGGGTCATGCCCCCTCCAACAGCCTGACGGCATCGTCCACACTGCGGCAAACCCCAGCCACGCCCCCGGCCTGCCGGATCGTCTGCAGGAATTCCTCCTGCCCGGGGCGCATGCGCCCGGTGCGTGACTTGACCTCAATAGCTAGCGTGCGGCCGTCTTTCAGGACGCCCATGATGTCGCTCATGCCGCGAGCGGTGTTCGCACGGATGTACCGCGTCGAGCCGTCCCGGTTGCGCTCCGCGAAGGTGCCGGAATTCTGCCGCCAGTGGCTGGCGACGGCCGGATGCGACCGCAGCAGCGCCAAGATCGCCCTCAGGATCTGCGCCTCTGACGGCTCGCCGCTTGGCTTCGCTGGTGCGCGCTTCCGAGGCTCTGGCGGGATCGGCAGTTCGCGTCGAGGCTTGCCCCAGATGGCGGCTAGGGTGTCCTCGCTGCGCTGATGGTCTTGCATGACCTCGCGCAGGGTGCGGCGGCCTCTCATCGCTTCGCCTCCGCTCTGTCAATTTCCGCCTGCAACGTGGCCACCGCCTCCTTCGCCATCTCCAGCATTGTGGCCAACATCACCGCATCACCTAGGCAATCGCGAATCGCCTTGTTTTCGTCGCCGGGGCCGTAGTCGCCGCTGTCCACCCACTCAATGTCGTGCAGGGCTTTGGCCACCAGCTTCAAGTGCTTTGCAAACGCCCGCCGCTCTGGCGTGTCTGCGGTAAAGGTCGCCTCGTACTCCAGCTTGGAGTAGATGTAGTTCATGCTTCCGCCGCTCATCGCTTCGCCCCTTGCGCGGCGCACCGCGCCGCATACGCCCACACCGACGGAGCCTGCTCATACGCCTGCCGCGCGGTCACGTTTACCTCCGCTTCGCGCGTAGCCCGATACCAGACATTGTTTTTGTTGATCGCGTCCGCGACCACGAAACCGGCTTGCTTCAGATGCAGCAGGTATCTGTTGGCGGCGTTTTTTTGCACGCCCATGTGGGCGGCCACGTTTGCCGTCGTCACCGGCTGGTGGTTCATGACGATGTGTAGTGCGTCGCGTTGTCGGGGGGTCACGTTGTCCTCCTGTCGGGGCCGCAAGTGTCAGCCCGCCGACTGCCGGCAGTCAACCGGCGCAGAATGACCCGGCAATTCTGTCAACAATAGGCGCAGAGCGGCACAAAGTGGCATGATGCGTCGGCGCCGATGCGAGCGCGAACAGGAGTTGACGAATGTACACGACAACCTACGGCCCGGGCGATGAAGCCACGTGGCCCACGTATCCCGCCGGCTACAACGGCGACCACCCGAACGAGGTGGAAGCCCGCGACCACCTGCTGGCCTGCCCTGCGGACTGGCAACTGTGGTTCTCGGTTGTTTCGCAAGCCCGCGAGGGCGCCGCGTTTGACACGGCGAACGTCCGCGAGGAAGACATGGCTTCGGCTCACGCAGACGTCCTGCTGGCGTGCCTGTTCGCCGGCACCAGAGCGCAGGCCGATGCGGCTCGGTTTGAGCTGCAGTCGCGGTTTCTGGCGCACAACGAGCACCGCATCCAGCAGATCGCGGACGCGATGTTCGCCTGCAGCGAGCCTGAGTTCTATGACGATTTCTGAGGAGCGGACATGTTCACCAACATGAGTTTTCACGGCATCGTCGGCGTAGTTGCCACGAAGCGCACCAGTGCCAACGGCCACACTTGGCGGCACATCATCCTGACCGATTCCGAGGGGAACGAGGTCAAGATTTTGCTGTTCCCTGCGGCAGAGGGCAAGCCCGAGCAAATCAGCATCTTTGACGAGGAGATGGAATGATCCTCGAAACCGCAGACCAGCGCACTGCCGACTGGTACGCCGCCCGCATCGGCAAGGCCACGGCGTCCCGGTTCAAGGACGCCATTGCCACCAAGAAGCAGACGGAAAAGCAGAAGAAAGACAACGTGCCCGGCGACCCCATGCAAGCGCAACTTGACTACCTAACGGAACTGGTCGTCGAGCGCCTGACGCAGCAGCCGGTGCAGCGTTACGCCACCGCCGCGATGCAATGGGGCACCGAACAGGAGCCCGCAGCGCGCGCAGCCTACGAGCGCACAACTGGCATCCACGTTGAGGAAACCGGCTTTGTCGCCCACGATACGCTGCTGGCGGGCTGCTCGCCTGACGGCTTGTTGGACTGGGACGGTCTCATCGAGATCAAGTGCCCGTACAACAGCGCCGTCCACATCGAAACGCTGCTGCGCGGCATGCCGTCAGAACACACCGCACAGGTGCAGGGCCAGATGTGGATCACTGGCCGTCAGTGGTGCGATTTCGTCTCCTACGATCCCCGGATGCCTGAGCCGCTGCAACTGCACATTCAGCGGATCCAACGTGACCCTGGCTTCATTGCCGACCTGGAAGCCAAGGTTACGTCTTTCCTGCAGCAGGTCGGCACTCAAGTCGAGGCGCTGCGGCGTCTCGCGGAAAGCAAGAAATGAGCACTGAGAAGCCCAAGCGGCCCTACGTCCGCACCGTCAAGGTCTACGTCGTGAGCCACCCCGACCACATGGACCGCCTGATCCGCGCCATCTCCGGTCCAGAGGCGATCCGCTACGCATCGTCGGGCTACGAGGCCAAGCTCGCCACGCAGGACGACATCATCGCCCTGATGGGCGGCGGCACGCCCGTCGAGACGACTGTGGCTGCGTCCCGCGTTCCCGGCGTCGACGACGACGGCATGCCCGCCGGCCTGACCGACTGAACCCACGGGGCGGGAAACCGCCCCATTTCGGAGAACACCCATGACCCGCAAAAACGAACCGCCCCCTTCGCTGGAAACCTCTGCCGCAGAGTTCTTCCACCCCAACAACATGCGCTTCGGTGCTGCTCGCATCCTGTGGGCGCAAGCCTGCACGCTGCGCAACGGCATGGCGCTGCCGGAAGGTTGGGTTCTGCCCGGTGGCCGGCGCACCCAAGACGCAGCCGCCGCAATGGCTGCCGCAGAATACATTGATCGCGTCAGCCGCTGAGGAGCAAACGTGCAAATTCCCAATCTAGCCGGAGTTGCCACGGACGATCTGGTGGAAACCATTGGCGCCGGCGGTTTCAAAGCCTCCTACATCAACTGGTCGCGCACCTTGCAGCTTCTGCGAGAACACGCGCCCGGTTGGCTGCCAGAGACGGTTCCCAATGCAGAGGGAAGCCTGCTGCATGCGGCGCCTGTTGGTTGTTATTTGCTGATCCGTTTCCGCAATGGTGAGCAGGTCACGCCCGCAGTCCCGCAAGCCGTCATGGATACGCGTAACGCCGCAATCCAGCGCGACAAGATCACGGCGCGCGACCTGACGGATACGCATCGTCGAGGCGTTTGCTTGGCGGCGGCTATGACGTTCGGCCTTGCTTACGAGCTATGGGCCAAGCTGCCGTTGGAGTCCGGTCACGAGGAGGAGAAAAAAGACGAAAGGCAAGAGCGCCGCGTTACTCCCAAACCGCCGGTAGCGCCGCCGCCGCCAAAGCCTCCTGCGGCACCGCCGCCGCCCGCGTCTACGGTAAGCGTCAACGCCCTGCTGGAGCAGATTGAGCTTGCCAGCACGATGGAGGGCCTAGAGTTGCTTCGCATTGACATCAACCGGCTACCAAAGGGGAGCGAAGAACGAAAGCAAGTCATTGAGGCGGCAACTCGTCGCACCAACCAGATCCGCGCCGAGGAGGGCACTGTATGAGCACCCCTGTCATGACCCAAGCCGAGGCGGCGTTGCACTACCGCCTGCAGGCCGCGCAAGACATGTTTGCCGTCGCGGACGACCGCGCCCGCACCGCCCGCGAGCACATCGACCGCTTGCTGGTGGCAATCTACGAACTGACGTTCCCGCTGTTGAGCCACCCGGAGCACGGCAAAGCCGCCGGCAAGGCGCACGACATTGCTGTTGACATCGAAGACTGGTGGTTCGCCGAGGAGAGCGCCGATGACAACGAGTGACACCCTGCTGACCGAGCAGGAACTGGCCGAGCGATGGCGCGTGGCCAAGCGCACCGTGCGCCACTGGCGCGCCAATCAGCGCGGGCCGGCCTTCATCCGGCTCGGCCGCACTCAGCAGGGGCGCGTGATGTACCGGCTTGCCGATGTGCTGGCCTATGAGGCTCGGCAGAGGAAGGAGGTCGCAGCATGACCACGCTACGCGAAGCCGCCCAGCAGGCGCTGGAGGCGTTGGAGGTATTTGCAACATGTTTTTCTGATGGCAATGAAGCAATCACCGCCCTCCGCGCCGCGCTGGCGCAGCAGGAGCAGGAGCCGGTGGCGTGGATTCAGAGCAACCATCTCCAGCAGGCGCAGCGAGAGCCATTCCTCTGCCGGGTGGAACCGACGCAACGCCTGACCGACTTTGTGCCTCTCTACACCCAACCACCCCGCCGCGAGTGGCGCGGCCTGACCATGCAGGAGATCAATGCCCTGCCAGAGGTCGGTGGAAAGATGTGGAACATGGGCAGCGCTGTCTCAGTGCTGCGGGCCATCCTCGCCGTCCAGGCCGCGCTGAAGGAGAAGAACAGTGGCTGACAAACCACGGCACCGCCATGAGCGAAACAGTTGGCTTATTTGCGGCGGATTGGTTGAGTGGTGCTATCAATGCGGCGCGTGGCGGTGGCGGAACTTGCGCCATCTGACACAAAGCAGTCTCGCTCCTGCCAGCAAGTGGCACAGACCGAGCGGTATCGGCGGGCCGAACCCGGCGCTGAAGGAGAAGAACCAGTGACCCCGACCAACAAGCTGCGCTTCGTTGTGCGCGAAGAAATTGACCACGGGAACTCATCTGACGAATGGATTGCCACACGCCCTGTTCGCATCCTTCAGCAGTGGTGGGAGAGCAGCGCGCACGACGTGCACTGGGTGAACGGTGCGCCCGGAGAGTGGCGTGATGTGACTGTGGAGGAAGAAAATGGCTGACCAACCTACAGCCCTGCGGCTGGCTGCAATGGCCCACCTCGGATACCGCGTCGGCTGGCAACGCGAAGCCGCCGCCGAACTGCGCCGGCTGCATGACGAAACGCTGATGCTGAACAGCGCCTACCAGTCTGCCTGCAAGATCATCAGCGAACAGGACAAGAAACTGGCGGAATTGGAGGCGGTGAATCAGGAACTCCTGGAGGCGTTGCGCCTAACGAGCATTGACTGCCAGTACTTGCACCATGCCCACAAAGATCGGCATTTGCTTTTCGAAGAATGTCCTGTTGTGGCGCGAATCAACGCCGCCATCGCCAAAGCAGAGGGGCAAGCATGAAACTCCGCGCCTTCCTGCGCGGCTTCGTCAACGGATTGACGCTGCTGCCGCTGTGGCGGTGGATTAGGAGAAAGACATGACCACATGGAGAAAAGGCCCGCCGCCTAGCATCGGCTGGTGGCCGGCGAGTATGGCCCGTGATGCGAAATGCTTTCGCTGGTGGGATGGCGAATACTGGGGTGGACCCTGTTACGAAGGAGAGCCTCGCTGGAGCATTGAACTGGAGGCTAAAAGTAAAGTCATCAGGCGGGCAGACGACATCGAATGGACCGAGCGGCCCGTATCGTGGCCGGAAAGGAGTAGGACATGAGGCCAGCCTACAAAGAGTACGTCTTGGTGTTTGACACTTCTGGCGGCTCGTCGGCAATCGGCAGACTGCTGCGCTTGGTGGCGTTCCCGATCCGCTGGGTGCTGACCGGGAGGGCGGAGTTGTGAAAGAACTTGACACCATGTGGTTTCAAGCGCAGCACGACGCCATCAAGGCGGGTGAGGACTTCACGCGGTATCGTTTCGCCGCCCTCGTCGCCGCAGCCCAACGAGAGAAACTCGCCCACTGGATGCGCAGCATGGGCTACGCCACCGGACACGGTGACACGGTAGAGGACCTGCTGGGCGAACTCCGCGCGCAGATTGCCGAGGGGCTGTTGATGGAACGCGCTGCCTGCGCAGACATCTGCGACCAACACGCCAGCATCGAGGGCATTGCGCAGCGGTGCGCAGCGGAGATCAGAGCGAGGAGCAAGACATGACCAACGACGAAATCGCCACCCTGATGAACGAAACTGCGGGCCAGCACTGGGGCGACGAGGCGCACTTCCAGCGGTTTGCCGTTGCGCTTGAAAAGCGTTTCTCTGCGACTTCAATGCCGGCAATCAAGCTGGCAATGCAAGCGGAGCGCCAGAACGGCGCAGCCGCAGAACGCCAACGCTGCGCCCGGATCGCCCGCCAGTGGGACGTAGCCCACCCGAGCACCAACTTCGGAGGGTGCATCGCCCGTTTTATTGAGGGGGACAACCCATGAAACCCAGCCACCTCACCACCCCACGAACGCTGGCTGACTGCACATTCACCACGGGCTACAGCATTTCACAGCCGCGCCCGCGTTACGTTCCAGCGCCCGCAGTTATCATTGCGTGCATCGCGCTGGGGGCCCTGCTGTGGACATTGCTCTGACCATCGACATCATTGTCTGCGCCGTGCTGGCCGCTGTCGGCGTGTTGCTGTTTTGGCCGCAGGTATGAGCTACATCCCCACCGGCTGCGACCAGCAGGGTCGCTATCCCGAGGCTGCCGAGGCGGCGACCGAAATCGGCGCTGACGACTTCGACGACGCGGCCCAGTACATCATCTGGCACCTCGTCATTGCCAACGTGATCGTCGGCGCTATCGCCGGGGCTGCGGCGCTGCTATAGCGTCATAGGCCCGCTCGCAGGCAGTGCCGGCAGCGCCTCGAGCGTCGGCTACGGCAGCAAGCTCTGCAGCCGCTTGCGCAACCCCTCTGAGCAGGTTGGTGAGCACCACTCCGGGGTCTGGGGCTGCCTGGCCTCCGAAGGAAGGGTCGGCACGGTCGCGCTGGGGATTGGCGCACTGGGCGGCGATGATTTCGGCACGGCGCTGCAGGCCGTCAGCAGCACTGCGAGCGCGGGCAGCGTCAGCAGTTGCAGCGCGAATTCGGTTCTGGGCATCAGTCTGCACCTCCGTGTGTTGGGCTCGCCAGCGGGCTTCTAGGGCTCGCGCGGCTTCGCTGGCGGCAAGGGCCTCGGCCGTCAGTTTCTCGCGCTCCTGAGCCCGTTCCGCGCGTTCTCGGGCCAGCGTGGTTTGCAGGCCGCGCGCTTCATACGCCAGCACTGCTGTCAGCACCAGCAGGCCGGCGCATGCCACACCCAGAGCGTAGGCTACAGGGCGGTAGATCATTGGCCCAGACACTGCCGGTTCTCAGCCTGCCGGCGCAGGGTCAGGCCGCGCAGGGGCTCACCACGGAAGCGATCCCAGCGCAGGATCTCGGCACAGGCCCCAGCGTAATCGCCCGCGTTCAGCCGGCGCACCAGCGTCGAGCCGCAGAACGCCCCCGGCCCGATGTTGTACGCCAGGCCCAGGAAGGCGTCGTACTCGTGCTGATGCAGCGGCACCCGCACGCACTGGCGCAGGGCGCCCTCGAAGCGCTGCACGTCCTGCAGTTTGCGCACCAGAGCCTGCACGGGCTCGATGCGGTCGCCGGGTTTCACGCCATCAGTGGTGCCGAATCCGATGGTCGGCTTGTCGCCCTTGACCGGGATGTACGCCTCGCCACGGTAGCCCTCATGGACGGCAATGCCGACCAGCGCAGACGCCGAGAGCGTCAGGGCACCGATGACGATACGGGCTTTCATTCGGCGTCAGGCCCGCCCCGAAAGTGCATCCTGCCCCAGCGATACAGCAGGAAACCGATCTGGAACACCAGATAGATCAGCGTGACCCACAGCACCAAGTCATTGACGGGCATGCCGGCAATAGTCGCGCCAGCGACGGCGACTGGCGGCGAGGCCTTGGCGGCTTCAGTGGCGATGTCGGCTTTCTGTTGCATCGTCAGGCTCATGTCAATCGCTCGTCGGTTTCTGCAGCGCGAGCCTCGCGCTCCATCGGATGATCGGCGTACCCGTGGCGGACGAGGCCCCACAAGTACGTGACATAGTATCGCAGCAAACCCATGCGCCGGTACTGCCGCCAGTGCTGCTGTTCATGCCGGATCAGGCGCTGGCTGTGCAGGTGCTCGGCCAGGATGAAGATCCCGAACGGCGCCAGCGCCACGCCTGCGAAGCCGAAGCGGCGCAGGGTCCAGGCGATGATGTGGCGGGCGGGTTTGGGGGTCATGGAGCGAGGGCGTTGACGGGGGCTGGAGCCAGATTGTTCCGCTGCGAGGCCGGCGATACGATGGCGGTCTGAGCCGCTGCGCGCGTTACTGCGCCAGCGCCTCTCTGCAGCTTCTCCGCGCCGGCCGCACGAATCTGCGCCCGTTCCAGCGCCGCAATAGCAGCAGTCGGGTTCTCAATCATCAGCGCATAAAGCTCGCCTGCGGCTTTGCGGTTGATCCTATCCTCAAGCCGCACCCATGTGTTGCGGGCAAAGGTCATCGCGCGGTTCAACAAATTCGGGAACTGGCGGGCGCTTCCCGCGCCCTCACGCGCGGCTTCAGTGGCAAGTTCGCCCACATCCGGCGCAGCAGCTTTTTGCCCGAACTGCGCCGTGGAGGCGGCTCTTTGGGCGCGCTCTAGGTCTCTTGCTACCAGCGTTAGGTCGGTCAACTGCTGCGGCGTGAAATTTTGTGTGCGAGTGAACACTACGCCTTCAACGTTTTTGGCAAACGCTTTAAGCGCCGACTGTTGCTTTGCCACTTCCTCTGCAAACTGAGACTGACGCATCAGATTGTCAAAGGCGCCGCGGCCAAGCGCCTCTCGCAAAGTGTCAGCATTCTTGGTCAAAAACGCCACGGAATCCTTGGGTTCGCCGGCACGCAGGCCCGCTGTGGCGCGATCCGAAAATTCTGCCAGCACGGCGTTTTTGGCGGCCGGACTGAGTTGACCTTGCAACAATTTAAAGTTGCGCGGATTCTGCAAGCCAAAGTCAACTAGTTCGTTAGCCGTGCGACCAACCAGTTTTCCGCCGGCATCCCTCACTCTAGCGGCCTCATCGGAAAGGCTGACAGCGGCCTGCTGGACTTGCTCCAGTCGTTGCCTCAATCCACCGCCGATGGCATCAATTTGCCGAGCGTTGTCCTGCAGGAATCTTGCGGCAGCCTCTGGTTTAACCATCTTGGTGGTCGGGTCAACCACACTGCGGCGGAACAGGTCTTCGACACCCTTTGCCAGCGACTCGCGCGTCTCTGGCGATCTGCCAATGGCGGCCAAGATGTCTCTTGCGCCAGTTTCGCTACGCAACACGGTTTGCGCCATTGACTCGTCGCCCAACAGCGCAACGTTGGATGCGCCCTCGCGGAACATCTTGCTAGCGGTGCCCGTGTAGAAACGCTCGGCTACTTGCGTGGCATGAGCTTGTTTAGCCGCGGCATACGCAGCCTTGGCCTCGTCACTCAACTTACTGCTGGCAATGGCTTCATCCAGCGCGCTGCGCATCTTGTTGATGTTTGCGCGAGCGATGTTAGAAGCCGCATCCGTAGAGCCTTTCAGCGCCGCATAGTCGATGTTCAGCGCCTTGCCAAGCGCAGATGCTTGTTCAAGCGTGACCATTGGAGGCAAGTCTGGCTGCGCCACTTGCCTCATTCTGCTGGTGACTTTGCCCGCGCCGACCGGAACGGCGGGCGCGGTTTTTGGCCCATACAGTTCAAGCACCTTTGCCGTCTCTGGCGCAAGACCTTTGAACTCGATGATTGGTTGGTCACGCAGGATGCCGGCACGCTCAACAACCTTTTGAAACGGAATGCTTGCATCAGTGCCGGCAAGCTTGAACGCCTCGTTGTATTGCTGCGTCACGCGTGATCTTGCGGACTCCAACTCCTTGGCGGCCGCCGCACTCAGTTTGCCACCAACCTCAAGTTGCGACACATCCGCAAGGCCACCAGACAACGCGCGCTGTGCCACATCCACTTCTTGTTGCGCACGCGCCAAGTTCTGCGCCACATCTCTGCGGGCATATTCAAGCGTGACGCGAGCCTCTGGGCGCAGCGCAGCGGTTTGTTGTTGAAGCTGTTGGTTGATGCGGTCCAGTTGTACTTGCAACGCCCCAACGCGGCGCTCGGCAAACTCAAGCGCGCGCCGGTTCAACTCAGGCGTGTTGCCTGCCAGTCGCGATTCCATAGCGGCCACAGTTGGATTGCGGATGCCGCCTTCAACCAGACGTTCGGCCATAGTGGCTTGGAAGCCTGGCGTGGTTTCCAGAGCCTGAGTAGCTCGCAGCGCGTTAATTGCTTCTTGCGATTGGCCTCCCAGGGCGCCAAGCAGTGCGTTTTCTGCAGCGATGCCAGGACGCATCAGCGGTTCAATGCCGGCCCGGTACACGGCACCACCGGCAGCGCCAATAGGCCCAAGAACTGCCGGCAATGCTGCGCCAATTCCTGCGCCCGTAGCCGCTTCGTCTGGGCTTACTAGGCCAGCGCTGATACCGCCAGTTGTGGCGCCCGCGCCTACACGCGCAACAGCGCCGCTGGGCAAGGTTGCCGCACCAGTACGGCCCAATCCGCCGCTTTGCAGTGCAGCAACAACTGGGGCTCCAGCGCCAGCAGCGCGTGCGCCTGTTGCAAGCGCCGGCCCGACGCCAAGCGTGCCGGCGACTTCGCCGCCAATTTTCCCCGCTTGGAATGCAAAGGACTCTGGCTCTGCGCCAAGCGTCTGCAAGCCGGCAGACACTTGCCGGCCTCTTTCTTGAATCCGCGGCACCAGAGTTTGAGCGGGTTCTCCCGTCAATGTGCGCGCAGCCTCAACCAGCGTGGATCCAATAGATGCCGCGCCGCGAACACCGCCAGCGGCAACGTTCCCCAGCGTTTGGGCCACGCGCCTTCCAAGCGGGACCTCGTCAGGTCGTGCCGGCGGCGCCACAAGCGGCCCAGCACCCGGGATCTGCCCGGGCGGCGCGGAGGGTCGTGTACCTTGGCCGGCAAGCGAACGCGCATAGCCAACCAGTTCTTCGTTGGACAGCGGGCGATCTGACTCAACGTCAAACGTCTTGCCGCCGACTTCCAGCGTGTACTTGGGCATGACTACGGCCTTTCGGTGACAAACACGCCAGGCGAAACTTCGCGCCTAACGCCGGCAGCGGGCGATCTGCTGGGTGCTGGTGCCGGTGACCTGCCGGGGGCCGCAGCGGGTGCAAGTGCGGGCGCGGGAGCGGGCGCAGCACCACCTCTGCTGGCGGCGCGTTCGCGCTCTATCTGATTTCTGACGCTGCCCAGAACGGCGTCCATTTGCCCCAGCGTCTCGCGCACAGTTTCAATGGATTGCTGCGGGTTGGTTAGCGCATTCAGCCACGTTTGCAATTCCACGTTGCTGTTCATCTGGGCAGCGGTTGCGCCCGTGGCGTTTTTCACATGGTTGAGAATGCGCAGTCGAGCGTTGGAGATGTTGTCTCGCAGCGTCTGCGCCTCGGTCCCAAGGAACCGCTCTGCCGTCTGACCAACGCCAGTTGCCCGAGCCGCCGCAGCCACGTTAGCCGCTGCCGCTCTGCTGGGGCTGGTCATGGCCCCCATGCGATTCAAGCCTTCGTAATATCCCATGACAGTGTTGAGTTCTTGACTCAACATGTCTCTGGCGTCGCGCTGACCTTCCGCGCGCGCTTGCTGTGCCGGCGTTCCTTCGGGCCCGGGCGGTGGCGGCCTGCGAGCTTCGGCCTGACGGCGAATGATTTCGGGATCTGCAGGGCCGCCGGGGATGGGCCTTACCGTGCCATCTGAGCC